AACTCGGATTGTCGTTATTTCTGCTGGGTTTTTTGCCATTATTCTTTTGTTTTAATTATAAAGTTTGCATCTTCATTCGTTACTAAAATCACATTTGGATCTCCATCATTCAAAACAAAATCACCAACCGTTCTAGTTAATGGAATACCGTAACCAACCATTGAACCGCTAAAAGTTAAAAAGTCATCGACTGCTGAAGCCTCTGACAATTCATTTATATAGCATTTACCATAGTCAACGGTAGGAAACAACTCCCCTTGTATTTTCCAATCTAAAAGCAATTTTGAACGCTTTAAAATCTTTAATTTGTCATAACTCGCTGCTGTAAATGTTCCACCTGCTACAACCGTATTAATTTGCAAACCCTCAAAACTGATGTTGTAATTCTGCATTGCAGGGCGTGAAGTTGCCCATCCATCGTTATCCCTTGTGGTGGTTTGTAACATTTCCGCACTTTCTGAAAGGGAGTTACTTGTTAAACAACCAATAGGCAACCAGTTACCTTGTTGTTTAATATAAAGTATTCTATCGTTGCCGTTGTAGTATTCCATAAGTAGTGATTGTCACTACAAATATATAAAAAATATCCATTATTTAGAATGAATCTAAATAATTTTTATATCTTTGATAAAACTTTTTATAGTAATGACGAAAAACAGATTTCAAGTAGCGTGGGATGCCTTCAAAAATCCTGCTGCAAATCAAAAAAATTTATTCAACGAAAGCATTTATAAAATGGTAGGAGGTTATACTTCTACTTATAACGCTGATTTAGAAACTTTAATTACAAAAGGATATGGAGAAAATCCCGATGTAAATGCGATTGTAAACCAACAAGCTTCCAAGACTACTGCCGTTCCTTATTGCATTAAAAAGATTGACGATGCACAAGCCTATAAAAAGCTAAAACAGTTTCCAAACAACCCAACGTTTCAACAAAAGTTATCCATTAACAAGTTGAAGAAAAAAGCGTTTGAAACGGATAGCGAAATGCCGATGCCGATTGAAAGACCAAACCCAAATCAAAAGTGGAATGATATCTTTTTCCTTTACAAAGTATATTTAAAAGTTTGTGGTAATGTTTATTTATATAAACAAACTGTATCGGAAGGAATGAACGCAGGAAAGCCGTTGCAACTCTATATCTTACCTAGCCATTGGATGCAAATTGTATTAAAACCAAACGCATCGTTAATGAGTCTTGAAAATCCTATTGATTACTATATTATGCAACAAGGTAATAGCCTTGTAAGGTTTGAAGCTGATAGCATTATTCACATTAAACGTTCCAATCCTTTTTATAATAATAGCGGTTCGCACTTATATGGTTTTAGCGAATTAATGGCAGCTATAAGAAACATAAACAGTTCTAACAACGCAATAGACAATAACACCAAAACGATGCTTAATAGTGGCGTTTATGGATTTATTCACGCAGGTGATGGAGCAACACCTTTAACGGCTGAACAAGGGCAAAGTTTAAAGGATCGTTTAGTTGATATGGATAACGATACTACTAGACTTTCAAACATTGCAGGAGCATCGGCAAAACTTGGGTTTACTAGAATATCACTAACAACCGATGAACTTAAACCGTTTGATTATTTAAGTTATGACCGCAGAACTTTAGCGAATTGCCTTAACTGGAATGTTGACCTTCTTAATGAAGAAAGAGGCGTTTCGGGGGGTTTTGGTGTTGATACAATGATTGAAGCACGTAAAAGGGTAGTAGTGGATAACATCAAACCCGATTTAGATTTGTTAGCGGAATATTTAAACCCTGAATTTATACAGAAATTCAAAGGTTATGAGAATACCGAAATCGATTGGGATATTTCAGAACTTCCCGAAATGCAAACGGATATGAAAGTAATGTCGGAATGGATTAACGCAGTTCCTTTGACATTAAACGAAAGAAGGGAAGTATTCAACTATGAAGAAATCGATGACGATATGATGAACGAGGTTTATATCCCTAATAATTTAGTCAACTTAAACGATCCAAATCTTAACACTTTAATGGATGGACAAACTACGGTATAGACAAGAAGTCCAAGCGTATCGAATTGTAAGAAGGAACATTATTAAAATCATTGACGCCATTCCTTTTAATAATTTATCGAAAGGCACTTATGAAGCGTTAATAAATGCCAATATAAGCGAAAGCCAAATCAAAGAAATGTACAAAGAGATTTATACAACTTTAGGTAAACCGCAATATAAACGCATTGAAAAAAGCATCAAAAAAACTGAAATAGATTTTGAAACTATTATAGCGAATTGGCTTAACTCAAATATGGGTTTTCGAATTGTATCAGTACATCAAACTTTAATTGATGCAATCGTTTCAGTAATTGCAAAAGGATATGAAGATAATTTAAGCGTTGCCGATATAACTAGAAACTTGCAAAGGTCATTCGGATGGTATAAAGCACAAGCTTTAAGAATTGCACGAACTGAAACCACAACCGCAACGAACTTCGCTACTACTTTAGCAGCACAAAACTCAAATTTAGTACTAGAAAAAACTTGGATAAGTGTTCAAGATAATAGAACACGCAGACCACCGCACTCTGTTTATGACCATTTGGATATGAATGGCGTAAAAGTTGATGAAAATAAACCCTTCTTTGTAAGCGGTGAAGAATTACTTTATCCCGGTGATCCCGAAGCAAAGGCAGGAAATGTAATTAACTGCCGATGCAAAGTTGTCTTTACTGTTAAAGAAGATGAATTTGGCTTACCTATTAGAAAACCTAACCTTTAATAGTTGGCTTAATTGTGCTATTACCATAGTCAGGTGAAACGGTATATTCAATATCCCCTAAATCGCTGTTATAAAACTCCAATAATTTAATGCTATCTGATGTGTTAGTTTTAGGATTGTAGTTGTATTCTATTGGCATAAATAAGCCGTTTACGTTATCAATAGTAATTACTGACATATATGGCAACTCGCCAAAGACTGAACCCGAAAACGCTTTTATAGGGCTTGACTGAATCCGTAAATCGTCCATTGCACTAATACCCAATAACGGTAAAGTTTCAAACTTATTTTTTCTACTCCAAACGCTTGTTGGTGTTTCTAAATCGTCTTTGTAAATACTGCCAATTAATATTTCACTACCATCACCATTAAATACCTTTTGATTTTCTTTAGTTATTGAACTAGGAGGCAAGGCTCTTGTAACGGTATGAAACTCTCCAACTATGCCATTCTTTTGTAATTCATTATCTAAAATTTGAATGTAGTTAATTCCTGCGGTTATTTGGCTACTTCCCAAAGTCAATCTTACTTCACGAATTGTAATAGTCATATCGCAATTATTAGGAACTGGAGGCATCAATAATTCATAACTTAAAGAAGTTTCAACGTTATATCTTGCTTTTGTTCTAACTCTAATAAAACTATCAGTTAAAGACCATTGGTTTGCACCGTTTAAGAAATAACCATCCGAAGTGGTTATTTTTATAATAAATTGTACATCAGTACCAACATAAAAACCCCCTGTTTGTCGTGTTGTTACTTGCGTTTTAAATGTAAGAATTGAATTAGAATAGGCAGCGAAAGTATTTGAAGTTAAAACACTTATTGCGCCTGATCCTTCTTTTACTATCATTTTCAATCCCGATAAACTTAAAGCATCATTAACAATAATAATGTTTGCAGTTGGTAAACTTGGGTTTGTAGTCCAATCGGTAAAAACCATTTCTTCGTTATGGTTTAAGTTAGGATTATTTACAAACCCATCCAAAAAACCATATTGATAATTTAAACGATAAGCACTAATTGCGCCCTTAACTTCTATTTGTTGATTTGCATCACAATTGTGAGGGTAAAAGTTATTTACTTGACTGCCTAAAACAGCGTTTAAATTGTACAAAGCACTTGTATCAGTAGTTTGGTTTATAAATTCCGTATAACCGTTTAAAACAAGGTCGTTTGGTCTGTATATCCACCATTTACCATTTTGTTGTGTAATTACTCCCGAAAATAGGTTTAACATTGAAGTTAATACTTCATTACAATCCATTATAACAGTATCGTTTTGGTTTTTTATAAATCTATCGGCACTAACAAAAACATCCTTTAAAATATTATTTCCTGCATAGCCTACATATTCAACAGTTATACTTGTATAAATATCCATTGCTAAAAGTGTTCTGTCCAAACAACCTTTTATAACATCGTAAATAGACATCATTCCTGTAAAAGTTAATCCATTACCTTGCACAAAAGATAAGTCCTTTAATGCTCCTAAAACATCGTTACTTTCAATATTAATATACCATTCGTCATTAACATAGCTTTGCTGTATTCCATCGGGTTTTATATATCCTTTAAAAATACTTTGTCCATTTTTTAATAACTCGGTTTTATAAGTGAACTCATCTTCAAGTAAAAACTCATCAAAGGTTAGGTCTTGGTTTGCTTCCAAAGATATTTCTAAAGCTGTGCCTCGTATCGGTGTTAAAATAGAATCTACTGTTGATTTTTTAATTACAAAAGTGCCAAATATTTCGGATGAACTTCCAACGTAATTACTTTTATAAATGTTCAGAACGTAATTATCAAATATCAAATAGTACTTTAAGTTTTCCCCTGTTGGTTCTACTGTTGATTGTGTTATTGTAATACTATCATTAACATCACTATCCACATTTACTGTGGCATCTGCTTGTATTAAAACCTCAATAGTGCTATCAACTAAACTATAGCTGATTAATTCATTAACGTAGTTTTCACGCAAAAAACTTAACGTTATTTGTAGCGTTTCATCTAAAGTAGTTCCTATTGCAACCTCGTAATAATTAGCGGGTGTATCACCGTTAGGAATAAAATTAACTTTACACTCGTTATAACCGTTACTGTAATAAATATCAAAGCCACTAACTTGAATAGTGTATAAAAAACCTTGCCCTGTTGTTATCGGCTGTGCGTTAAAATCTATTATTATTTTTTTTGCCATTATAAACCTATTGCGCCTCCTAAACGTTTATTTGCGTTAATCGTATTACTCAAAACTCCTATTAATTTTTGCCCTGCAATTTCAAATACTACCGTGCCACCTCCATCACCTCGTGAACTAAAACCGCTACTTGTAAAACTACTATTACTTGCACCTGAACCCGAAGAATTAGAAGCACCGCCTCCGCCTCCCATACCACCTCCTATACTGCTAGATTTAGCACTAAAGAAAGAACCTAAAGCGATTAACGCTACACCTGCTCCAATAGCAACCGCAGGATTTAATGATTTCAAAGCTGTTTTTATTCCTAATAATCCAACACCAACTGCAATAGCCATTTTCCCCATTTCTGTTAAAACAGTACCTAAAGAACTTAAAAGACTTGCTCCTGCTGCTTTTAATACATTGCCACCAGTAGCTAAAGCATTTCCTATTGCACTTCCTAAATTCGCAAAAGTAGAAGCTATTGAATCGCTAATTATTGCACTGGCAGCATCGTTAAACTCTTGCAATGCTATAAGCATTTCAGCAGTTGCTAACTTAACCGTATTAACTAAATTTTTAATAGGATCAGCAATCGGTTGGATGTTAATCGGTTTTATTCCTGTTTGTAAAGTAGAGGCTATATCTAAACCCGAAGTACCTGCTCTTAAAGTGGAATCTGTTTTAGCAGTTTTAGTAGCACTTGGATTGGGTGCTTGATAAAGTTGCGATGTTATATTTAAAAGATTTTCATATCTTTTTGTCAATATTCCAATTCCATCACTTTCTTCATTTATTCCTTTAACTAATCTTTCTCTTTGTCCTGCTCTTGCTCTTGCTGTTTTTTGTGCTATATCTTCACTCGCTAATCTTGCTTCTGAAACCTTTTTTTCTGTTTCTAAATCAAACAATCGTAGTTTATTAGCTTTATCGTTATATCTGCCATTTGCTAATAATATTTCGCCATAAGCATCGGCAGCCTTTCCTGCTAATTTTTCTCCTATTGCTTTTGCTACAAGTGCTTTTGTAGCCGTATTAATTTCTTTTGATAAGTCACCATACATTATTTTTTCTGAACTTAATTGTCCATAATATGTAGGGAATTGTTTTTTTAATTCTTCAACTGCATTTAACCTATCTTTTTTACTCCTTACTTCATTTTGCGCAACAGCTATTAAAGCATTCATTTGAACAACTTCTTTGGCTCCTGACTTTGCACCTTCATCACGAGCGTTTCTTAAAGTAGCTCCATATTCATCAAAGTTTCCTGTAATTTTATCAATAACATCACCAACAGTTAACCCACTTTGAGCAAGTAAAGTTAATCCAGTAGTAAGAAGTGAAACTCCTAAAAGTATTCCGCCTGTGCCTGCAATAGAAGAAGCTAAAGCCTTTAACGCTCCACCTGTGCTTCCTGTTGATTGTTTTAAGTAACTGAAAGCCTCCGCAGTCGCAGTAATATTGTTACCAATACCGATAATGCCGTATGGAGCATCTTGTGCTATTCTGCTAAATTGCATTAACGCATTACCACCGTTAGCAACCTTTGGAGTTAATCCACTTGCAAACGCTTGTCCTGTATCTTTTACAGTTGTTTTAAGGCTGTTTAAACTTGCCTTTGCATCTTTGATTTGGTTATTGATTTCAGAAGTATCTAAACCAACTTTTAAACGGTCAAGTTTAACCTTTGATAATTCTTTAATGTCAAATTCTACCTCTTTGATTTTTTTGTCAAAGTCGGTTTTGTCTGCTCCAATCTGTACTTCTAATTTACCTCCTGCCATTTCTTATGCTTGTATTTTTTCTTGATACTTTCTAAACTCTTTCATAAAGGTAGCTTTCATTTCATCCGTAACACCGCCTTTGTTTTGCTTTTCACCGTTTAATGGTAAGAAACTTTCTTTTCGTTTAACCATCTTTTTAGGGTCCTGGTGTGGTGCAATATAACTCGTCCACATTATTTCCCTTAACTTCTGCCAATCGTATAAGTCTTGCCTCTTATACGCAAAAAGTCGAATCTGAAATTCCGCCCACGTACAATCGTAAACCGCTTCCAAACTCGACATTCTTAATTCACCAATGGCAAAAGAAATTACATCTTCGCTCCAGTTTATTTTTTCGTTACTTTTTTTTTAGTGCTTTTATCTTCGGGAACATCCTTTGTTAA